GTCAGGAGCATAGGTCAGAACCGTCGCGTTGACTTGTGTTGCGCTAGTGAAGCCCGAGACTAGCAGCACACAATAACGCGAATGCAGATAGCGCCATTTGATGCGGCTGGTCGAGGATTGCGGGCCGTCCCACGCGTCTCCGATCAAATGTTGCGGTGGCGACGGCATATTATTGGCGGTGCCGTTCCAATCGACTGCAACATAAACATTGCCGTTGTAGGATACTTGACTGCCGATGCCGCTGTTCGTTCCGGTACCCACGTTGACCGGAAACACAGATATCTGGTCGAAATAGATTTCCGCGAGATAGAGCAATCCGCTGATATGGCCGGCCGCGAAGATCGCCGTGTTTGAAAACACGGTGACCGTCTTGCCGGGGCGATAGCTGGCGCCGCGGATGCGCAGGCGGATCGCGTCGTTGGTGTTTAGGGGCGCGAATGGACCGTTGTTGAATGCAACAGGCGCAACGGCCCACGCCGTGTCGCCGGTGCGTGTCACGACTTGCGGCGGGTAGTTGGGATGGGCCAGCCACATCGTGTCGGCGGACTGGGCGTAGATGATGTCGCCGACATCCGCGTCGGCATAGGGCGAGGCGATTTCATAGACGCGCGACGCGGTGCCGGCCGAGGCGTAGGCGCCATACGCGGTCGTATCCACGCCCGAAAGTTGAAAGGTGTTCGCCGTCGCGCCGGCGACCGCGAATTCGCGATTGTTGACTTGGCTCATCCCGAGAACGCCGGTAATGACGACGTGGTCGCCGTTCGAGAAGCCGTGGGCCGTCGCCGTCACCACGCCCGGATTGGCGTTGGTGATGCCGCCGATCGCCCGCGACACGTCCGTCAGGATGGCGCGGTTCTTGACGAAGCGGATCTTGGAATTGTTGAAGATCAGACCGTAAGCCTGAATGGTGGAGAAGACGAACGGGATCACGCGGCCCTTCACCGTCTGATCGCGCTGCTCGCCGATGAAGCGCGTGCCATGGCGGCGCATAAGCCCGCCCTCGGGCCGGGGAATGAAGTTGTAAATCTCCTCCGCGCTCGAGGCGTATTTCGCCAGGTCCGAGCGGCCGAAGAGGCGCGGGGAAATCGCCCCGCCGGCGAACGAGTTTTGCTGAAGGGCTGCGCGTGCCATTCGCGTCCTCTGTGCTTTGAGTGTGGGGGAAGGTGAAACCGCGCCGCTACCAGCTCGGGTCCCAATCGGAGTACGGGCGGACGCCGGCACCGAAGCGGGCGCCGAGCCATGAACCTTGCGGCAGCATGTCGGGCTGGCCCTCTTGCGCGTCGTTCTTCCAGGCCTCTTGCAGTTTGCCCATATAAAGTTGCCAGAGCCCTTGCGCCTTGGCCGTCGATTCCGACAGCGAGATGGCGATGTCGGCGGCAATGCGCGCGGCGAGTGCGGCGACAAACAGGGGATCGAATTGCGCGGGATCGGTGACGCGTTTGGTGTATTTGACGGAGAGCGGATCGCCGAGGTCGGTGACGACCTGGCGCCCCTCGACCTTCCAATCGTCGGTCTCGCCGTCGAGGATGGCGCGCACCCGCAGGCAATCGGCCGGCAAATCAAAAGCGTTGGCGAACTCGAAGGCGGGCGCCGTCGCATTTTTGGCAAGCGCGACCCGCGCGCCGGCGAAGTTCCAATCGTAGCCGCGCAGCGTTGCGTCGCGCGCGTAGGGGTAGCGCAATTTGCACGCCCGCGCGGCTTGCGTGGCTTCGTCGAGCGCGGTGATCATCATGCCGCGACCGATTTCCTGCAAAGCCAGATTGCAGATCGCGACTTCGGAATATTCGCCAATGGTCGGCATGGGCAACCCTCGCTGAAAATGAATGGGCGGGGGAAACGCTCCCCCGCCCCGGTGGGTGTTTGCTCGCCGTTAGGTCGCGGCAAAATACATGTCGACGACCAACGTTCCCGAAGCCGGGAGATTGGCGGCGGCGATGGTGATGAACACCGTTTCCGCGAGCGGCAGTTTCGTATATGTGCCCGCGGCCGCGGTGAAGGCGCCGAAGAGGGTCGGCGTGTTCGTGGCGGTGAAGACGGCGGCGGCGCGATACTTGCCCGCTGTCGTCGCATTGCCGATCGCCACGGTCGAAGACCCGAGCGAGGTATCGCTCGTCAGGACACCGAAGAGAAACGAATCTCCGGCGTTGGGCAGCGCCACCACGATCGTATCGGACGTGGTCTGCGCGGCAAGCGTGATGGTGGCGCGATGGCCGCGCACGTGGCTGTTGACCACCGCGCCGTCGACCTGCCCCACCGGAACCGCGTTTCGCGGCGCCAGTTCGTTGGCGTAGAAGACTGTCATGTGACTTCACTCCTTCAGAAGGTTCGGGTCTAGGTTTCTTGGCAGTCGATTTCGACGACGGCCACTTCCTGCATGCGCGTGGCGCCGATCGACATGGAGTAGAAAACCTGCGTCGCGTAGTTCTTGTCGGCGCGCTCGGTGATGCGGGCGACCTTGTCGTTGCCGATGCCGATCAGAAGATTGTCCTTCTGCCAGGCAACGCATTGACGGATGGTGCCGCCGGGCACCGTCGTCGGCAGGATGCGCGTGCCGTCGACCCGCAAGCCGTCCAGCTTGACGAAGGTGAAGCCCAAGAAGGTGTTGACCTGACCTTGCACCAGCGCTTTGACGTCGTTGTAGTCGCGGGACTTTATTTCCGTGACGTTCAACAGGTCCTTGATCTGGTTGGAAGTGACGGCGATGTAGCGCCCGTCCGGATCGACGTCGACCGTGTCCATCAGATATTTGGCCGAGAGAAGCTTCGCCAACGTCAGGTTGGCGCCGCCGTTGGCGATCAGCTGACCCGACGGAAAGGCGACGCTGGTCGAGCCGGTTTCGCCGGTAAAGGCGGTGCCGAGCGCCGCGGTGATCAAGACCTCGTCTTGCGCGCGGCCCATGGCTTTGGCCGCGTTCATTGCGTAGGTCGAGGCCGGATCGATCAGGGTGCGGACCTTATCCTCGTTGTCGATGAGGTCGCCCCAATCGAAATCCTCGAGCGCCACGCGACGCCTGGCATGGGGGGTGTCCATGCGCGGCGTGTCGGAATGGCGTGAGGTGCGCCGGCGCGCGGCCGTCGCGCCGACCTGATCGAAGAAGCCCTGTTTGCCGACGACCGGCTCCTCGCGCACGCAAGCCCTGAGCTTGGAGCCGTTCTGCTGCGCGAGCATTTGCACATTCGCGCTGTATTGCTGCACGAATGCGGTGGTGATTTGGGTAGACATTGGGAGTGATCTCCGCTGGTTGCGAGTGGCAAGCGAGCGGACGGGTGCCCACGAGCGATGCGTGGACCGTGCCTAGGCGCTTATCGCGCGCCCTAATTTCGGCCTTAACTTACAGGCTTGCAGCGGGGGCGCGTTCGCAACGCGCCGTGTCCGCGAAAAGAGAATGGTATGAATGCGGCTAGCCACTTGGTCGACCAGCATCTCGCGCTCTTGCGGCAATGCCGGCCCAAGCTTCGCTGCCTTCGCCACATCACGAGGTCCTACCGCTCATGCCACCAATTGATGATGCTGCAATTACGACCGGGGCAGTGCTCGCTCTGCACTACGACACGGCAGTAGCTGTCGACATAGCCGATGAAGGCCACGCCGCCGTTTGCAGCTGTGTAAAACGCGAGGCCTCCCTCGGGCGCGGATTTGCGTTCTGAACTGATTTGGCCGCCCGTGATGTCGTCGTTCGGGCGCACGTGCGCACCCGGACATGATTTTTCCCTGCGTTTCAATTGAGGTGCGACTGTGCGTGTTTGGGGGACGCTTCCCCATTGACGGCACTTTGAGGACTGGACTGTGACGCGAACCCTTTTAGTTGTTGCTGTCCTCGGCTCGCTGGTGCTGGGTGCAAAGCTCTGGGACGATTGGACGATTGCCACCTGCAACGCGCGCAGCACGCAAGAGATGGAACAATATTCACGCAACTGGATCGCTACTTGCGCCGCGCGGCCGGCGGCGCGGGTGCGTGACACGACTTGATCAATTTGTCGATGCGCCGCAGTTCCTTGGTGCCATCGTCATGGTAAGGGGCGTCGCCCTCAGACTGACCGCCAAGCCGAAAGTTTCTTGGCTCCCAGCCATCACCGCATGCCATACGAAAGCACAACGGCGTCAAGGCAGAGTTCGGCACCCAAGTCCCATCGCCGTAGTAACAAGTCACTTCGTTCACTGTCATGTTGACGGCACAACGATACTCCTTGAACAACGATCGCCCGGCGACGTAATCGCCTTCGTGGCATTTCGCTTGAGCAATTTCGTCCCAAAGCTCGAAATTCACTTCAAGCCGGACCTTCGACGCCCTGATCAGGGTCGCGATCCCCGCCTCTAGATCGCCAAGCGCGATTTGCGACAAGCCCTCTGCCGCGAGTTTCCGAAATTCTGGCGTGTACTGTGAGCCGCCATTGGTGTTGAACGCGCCATATGGTTGTCTAAACGTATCCGGTAGCACATGTCCTGGTCGTTCTGCACCGATTGCCGAGTTGACGCACAAGCAAATGGAGGCAAGGCACAATGAGGTATGTTGGTTCGCGATCATTCCCGCAGAGTATATTTGCCTTGGGCGCCTAACAATGTGTTCGGCGTTACAG